CCCGCCTCCATGCCGTCAACCTCGCAGGTTTCGCCCAGCATGACAGGCTTCACGCCGAACTTCGTGCGGTAACCGTAGCTGCCGCAGATGATTCTCACTTTCATGGCGCACTCCTTTCAGCTCAGTCGATGACACTCTCCATGTAGATCCACGGCGTGTAGTTTTTCGGGGCGGCCAGCGGGCGGCAGGCATAGCGCAGTTTGCGCAGGTCGTTGGCCTGATCCACGATCAGCTTGGGAACGCGCTTTGCCACATAGGAGGTAAAGTCGGTCTGGCCGTAGTCAATCTGGGTAATCTGGCCGTACATCAGATGGCCGCAGCTGGGGGCGGTGATCTCCACGCTGGTTGCAGGGAAGAACTTGGCGCTCTGGCCGTTCTCGTCCTCATATTCTTCGTCCACACAGAACAGATCCAGATTGTGGCCGCCGAAGTTGAAGCGCCCGATGTAGGTCACACCGGGGTAGCGGGTCAGCTGCTCGTTCACCGTGCCGGTGAGGATGCCGCTGTTGCGGTCCACCAGCTTCTGGAACTCGGCGTTGGACTGGAGCCAGCTGTTCACATCGGCGCCGATCAGCATATCCTCAGCGGGCAGACCGCGCCGGGTCAGCAGATGGCAGGCAGCGATGACATCGTTCTTGAAGTCGGCGTAGGTAGCACCGGCGGCGTTCCACTTCTTGGCGGGGGTGTACTTGTGTTCGGTGGCGGTATCGTAGAACTTCACGATAAGGGTGTCGCCCTTGGTCTTATCGTCCAGATACTCCTGCATGGTACAGCCGTTGTCGATCATGGTCTTAGCGCACATCCACTCCTCGCGGCGCTCAATGCGCAGATCCATGTCGCGCAGGTCACCCTGCAGCAGACGGGCAGCCCGCTGTGCCTGAGTGCTCTGGCTGTACAGCGCCTCGCCGAAGCCGCGCTTGTTCAGTTCATCGGCAGTCAGCGGGCGGCTGGGCGCAATGCGAGCAGGCTGGTACTCGTGGATTTCATAGCCGCGGCGATCCATCGGGATGTCACCAACGCGCGGGGACACGAAAGAGGCCATCTTGCGGTCACCCTTGCGGTACTCGGTCAGGACCTTGTCGCTGGCAAACAGGTCACCGGCCTCCGTGGGGAAATAGCGGTCACGGAAGAAGTTTGCGCGGGGCACAATCTCCTCGCCGATGGCCATCAGCGTGTAGGTTTCCAGCATATTCAAAGAAATTGCAGGCATTGTTGTGTCCTCCTTACAGTGCAGGCGATGCAGCCTTAAAGACGATGCCCGCATCGCGCAGGGCGTCCTTGTCGGCCTCGGTCAGCGTGTGGCTGTTGGTCATAACGATCTTGCCAGGGTCAAAGCACCCGGCCAGATACACGGCCACGGTGGCATCTGCGGCGGTGCCGACCTCCACATCATCGCACAGGATGCAGTTGGCGGTCAGCGTCTCGGTATCACCACTGGCGGCGGTGCCCAGCACGACCAGCTTGTTGTCACCGGCAGTGCCGGTAGACTTTGCCAGCACCGTGCCACGGGTCAGCTTCAGAGTGCCGCTGGATGCCTTGCGGATCACACCCGCACCAATGACGATGTGCGGGTCGATGGCGGTCACGAGGCCGTCAACCTCGACCTCGCCAAGCTTCTTGCTCAATAACTTTTCAGCCATTGTTCTTGCCCTCCTTGTTGGTTTCGGGGTGCAGCAGCGCTTTCACGCTCTGGCGGGCTGCTGCCATCTTCTCGGCAGGGGTCAGCTCGGCGGGGGTGCCCTCCGGGCTGCCCTCAGCGCTTTCGCCGGGTACAGCGCTCACGCTCTGCGCACCGCTCTGCTTGTTGTCATTACCCAGCGCGGTCAGGAAATCGCGGCCCTGCCGGGTAGCCTGCTGCGCGGCACGGAACGCCAGTTCACGGGCGTCACAGGCGGTTGCGCCATACTTGGCCTCGTGGACCATCTCGGCGTTGAACAGGCCTGCGATCTGGTCGATCTCTTCCAGCCGGTGGCGTTCAGCGCTTACGGCAGCATCGACTGCGGCCTGCGGGTTCTCCACGGCGGGCGTGGGGGTCTGGGCACCATTGGTTTCGTTTGCCATAGGGGTTTGTCCTCCTTCGTTGGTGTTGGCGGGTTCTACCGCCGTTTTTGTATTTGCAGCAGCGGGCGCCACGGGGGCGGGCGCTTTTGCCAAAGGGATATTGTCGGGCAGCTTCACGCCGGGCATCAGCCGCAGCGCGTGGCCCTTGCAGGAAATCGTCTGGCTGTCGGCGCTGGCGGAAATCTCCAGCGGCTCGGCATCGTCCAGCAGTTCATCGGCAAAGCCTTTCTCCACGGCCTCTTTGCCGGTCATGTAGGTAGTGTCTGCCATCATGTGCAGCAGCACTGTCTCGGAGAGCCCGGTCTTGCGCCTATAGATGGAGACCTGGCTCTTATCCCAGGCATCGTTGACATCGGCGGCCTTGCGCAGATCCTCGGCATTGTACGCGCCCCAGATGAACGACCAACACTTGTGGATCATCACAAGGCTTGAGGGATTCACTTTGACCGTGTCGCAGGCGCACATGATAAGACTGCCGCCGCTCATGGCAACACCATCCACAATGCAGGTCAGCTTTGCACCTTTGGTAGCCAAATCCCGCAGCTTGTTGTGGACCAGGATAGATACCCCGGCATTGCCGCCCAAGCTGTCCATGTGGATGGTAATATTGTCGCACCCGGAAATTCTGTTCAGATCGTCCAGAAATTCGCTCTCAATGATGTACTGGCCGGGGATGGGTTCACCCGTCCCCCAGTCCACGGGCTGTTCCTCGACAATCTCGCCGTACATGGTAATATCGGCGCTCTGGCCGTCCGTGGTTGCCATAGCGTAGCACGGGCGCTGGATGCTCACGGCGGCGGGCAGATTACTCCTCGCCGCCACCGGGATTTTGCTGGCCTTCGCCATCTTCGTCTCCTCCTTCAATCATGCTTTTGGTGGTTTCTTCCACTTTTTCTACGCCGGCAGCTTTCAGCATTTCATTCTCACGCTTCAGCTGCTCAACATTTTCCTCCCAGTCACCGCCGCCCAGTTCGCGGGCAACCTGCTCATGGGTACGGAAACCGTGATGTACTTGCAGGATAGCGGCTTCGACCTCTCTCTTGGGGTCAAGCGTACCCTGCACAGGGCCGATCCACCGCGCCCCGCACCATGCAGCGCGGAGCAGCGGATCATCAAAAAAGCCCGGCGCTTTGATACGCCCACGGGCTACGGCCTCGGCCAACCAGAGTTCATACACCGGCTGGCAAAAGCCATCCACCAGCCAGACCCGGCGCATCTTGTACGCCTCCCACGCTTCCAGCAGTGCGCCGCGGCTGGCGGAATAATTGCTGTTGAACTCTTTCAGCAGTACCTCGTAGGGCTGCTCAAGGCCGCTGCCCACCATCTTGCACATGGTTTTTACGAATGTATCAAACCCGGCTGTCGGTACATTGGGGCTTCCAAACTTGATATCCTCGTCCGGGCCGAGGTGATAAACCTGACCGGGCCCCATCTCGTACTCATTGTCGCTGTGGCTGATGTTGTCAGTGTCGGGGTTCTCCACGGGCACACCGGCAATATCGCCGCCGCCCACCTCATTTGTGGGGATAGCGGTCTTGTCGGTGTTGGTCACGATCCACGCGGTAAAGAAGCTCTGCACCAGTGCGGCCATCAGTTCGGATTCCGTGTAGCGCCGCAGCTGGAGCAGCATTTCAATGACCGGGGCCAGATACGGCACGCCGCGGTACTGGTCCGGGCGTTCGCTGTCCATGATGTGCAGGATGTTCGGCAGGCCGGTCTGCCTGCCCACAGCCTCAATGCGCTGCCACTTGGTCTGCTCCTGCGAAATCTCGCGGGGGTAGGTGTTGCGCACCCAGTAGGCCACGGCAAGGCCGCTTCCGTCTACCTCCACGCCGTCATAGATTTTGTTGCCGTTGTTGGTGTTCTTGCCCTCGGTGATGTTCGCCCAACGGTTCACGACATCGCCGCAGGTGTTCGGGGTACTGACGCGGTCAGCCTCCACCAGATGCAGCCGCAGCGTGTAGGGGTTCAGCTTTGTGGTCTGCTGCGCCCGCTTGATAAGGGCGAACACATCACCGCTCATCAGCCAGCTTTTCAAGGCCAGCTGCTGCAATCCGTAAAAGTTGTTCATGCCCAGCGCGTCACAGTTGCGGCGGTTCTCCGCCCACAATCGGAACTCTGCCTCCGTCTGGCTCTGCCACTTTTTGGCTGTTTCCGGGGTCAGTCCCAGCACATCGCGGTCAATGGCCGTTTTCAGCGTCAGGCCGGTGCCCACAACCTTGGTGCGGTTCGTGTTGATGGCGCTTGCCGCAATGGGGCTGCTCATATACAGCATGCGGCTGCGCTGGCGCAGTGTGGCGCTATTCTGGTTTATATCTTGGCTCGGCGAATTGCTGTCGGGCCTAAAACTGCGCGTGGCCCGCCGTGTAAGGCTGCCGCCGGCGTTGCTGTATCCGCTTGCCTGCGGTGCGCTGGGCTTTCTCATGTTGCTCAAGTACAATCGCCTCCGTAATTTTCAAACTAAGCGGGCAGATGGAAAAGAAAAGGAGTAGTGAAAGAAACCATCGCCCGCGGTAAAGGCCGCCGTTATAGCTTGGGGAGCGGCCAGTACCCAAAGTAGGGTGTCACCAATCGCGCGGGATCACGCCGAACGCCTTGCGGGCGCTCTGACCGTTCAGCAGCGCGGTCAGTTCCTCGACTTTCCGCTCGGCATCTTCAATTTCATCGCTGAGCGTGTCAAGGTCGAATCTGGTGAGTTCGCGGTCATCCAGCCGGTAGCTTTTTGCGCGGCTGTTTACCAGCGCATTGTAGGCATCATACAGATTGTCCAGCCTTTCGGTGTGGAATTTCAGCCGCTTTTCAATCATCGTTCTGTCCATAATGACCCTCACCATTCATCATAGTATTTGGAAAGCCCGCGCCGTTTCGGCTGCGGGCTTTTGGTTTGCGGTACTTCCAGCACGGCAGGTGCATCAACCGCCACGCCGCGGGCGCGTTTCAGTGCCCGGTCAATGCCGTCAAGGTCGCACGGCAGCGCCTTGAAGGCCGCCATTGCATAGTTGCAGCAGTCCAGCGCCTCGTTTCGCTCGTGGCCGGGAATTTTCTCCCATTGCCATGGCTGGCGCTTGTCCTTTTTGTACACAAGATGCTCCGACAGTAGGCCGTTGAAATAGCCGATGCCGTAGTCATCCCGCTTCGGGAAATGGCAGTATTTCGGCCCAACCGTGCCGACTCGCAGATTATCCATAATGATTTGCTTTCCGGCATCAACGCCGATCTGGTACTGCCAGCAGGTGCCCACATGGGTGCCGTTCACCACGATTTTAACCTGCTTGGGCGGCCCGGTGTAGGGCCTGTCCGGGCCTGCAAAGCCTTTGATGCAGAACACCTTGCGGCCTATGCGTTCCCGGCAGCGCTGGCGCACCTCTTGGGTAAAATGGCCGCCTTCATCAACGAAGGACATTGAAACGCGCAGCTTGATTCCGTCTTTGAACTGAAAATAGCGGTTAAAGACCAGATTGTCCAACTGCTCCCACGTGGCATCGTCATCGGGTCGCCCCATCACAATGCCTTTTTCGATGCCCCATGTCTCGTTGAAGTGGCCGTGGCCTTTGATTTCGTACTCCATACGGTCATCCTGTGTGTCAATGCCGGCAGTCAGTACAAGCACACCATCTGGCAGCTCGGCCTCGTATTCCTCACGGCGGCCCAGCAGCGTGTCCTCGTCCTGTATGTCGCCGCGGTTTTCCCACAGCTTGCCAAAACAGGTGTTGTACACGACCTGCATCTTGGCTGTATCGCCGATGGCTTCAAGGAATTTCAGCACGATAGACTTCCATGTGGCCCACTGGCTCACAAAGGCATTCAGCCAAAAGCTGCGGATGCCGTTGTCGTAGGCGGCAGGGTTGTCCGCAACCCACTTGGCCGGAGCGCGTTTCATTGTGTATTCATCACTGATGCACCCGCATCCGGGGCAGACATACCAGACATTTCCGACCTTGTAGGTTTTCTCATTGTTCACGATACCGGTTTCGGATTCATAGCGTATGTCTTCCCACTGGATTTCATGGTACTCCCTGCAATGCGGGCAGCGGCTCATCCAGCGCTCCATAGTGCCTTTGGCATAGCTTTTTGCGATAACGCTGGAGCCCTTGACGGTGGGGGTCGAAACCTCAACAGCCTTGGCATTGTAGAATGTGGTCTGTCGGGCCATAGCCAGCCCCCACGGGTCACCTTCGATGCCTGCGCTGGCCGCCCAGCGGTCTCGTTCGTCACCGAACACATACCGTATAGGCTTCGATGCCAGCGCGTGGGCCTCGGTAGACCCGCACATCGTCAGGATGCCGCCGGGGTAGCTTTTTTGCAAAATCGTGTTGGAGCTGTCGCGGCTCTTGGGGTCAGCCACTCGCCGCCGCAGTGTCGGGCAGTCGCGTATCATGGGGGCAATGCGCAGCTTGCTATACTCCTTGGCATCCACGGTCGTGGGCTGGATAAACAGGATGCTGCCGGGGTCACAGTCTATGATGTAGCCCATGCAGTTGTTCATAAGTTCGGATTTGCCGACCTGTGAGGCGGCCACCATCACAAGGTGGTGGATTTTCGGGTCGCAAAAGGCGTTCATCGGTTCTCGCAGGTATGGGGTGCGGCTCGTGCGCCATGTGCCGACCTCGGCGCTGGATTCACTGGACAGCTTGCGGTGCTTTTCAGCCCACTCGGTAACGGTCACATCCTCCGGGGGCTTCATGCCGTCCAGCACCTTGGCAAGTACGGCGTTCAGCCTCTTGATGTCGGCGGCGCTACTCATCGTCATCCTCGTGGTCTTTCTCGCCCCAAGCCATCCGCTCCCGCACCCGTGCCTCATAGGCTTTCGGGTCATAGCGGTACTGCGCCAGCTGGGCGCACAGGATATTGACCTCTTTGCGCAGGTACTCGGCTTCTTCAGCGGCGTCCGTTATGGCAGCGGCATCAATCGCCACGCGGCCCGGGAAAGCCATCAGCGCACCGCGTATCGTATAGATAAGGTCGGCGGTCATGGCGGCCACGTCCTCGCTGCGGTGCATCTGGCCGGACAGTTCGTCCGCCTGTGCCTTTGCAATTTTTGCTTTTGACAGCTTCAGCGTGGCCTCGGCCTTGCGCTTCGCGCTTTCAAGCTTTTTATCCTCCTCGGTCATGGCATCCCGCCCAAGAAAACGGATATAGGCCTGCACCGCCGCGCCGAGCTCAAATTTTCCGCGCTCTACGGTGTCCAATATGCCGTCCTGGGCCAGCTGCTGCACCCGTCTGGCGCTGATTCCAAGCACAGCGGCAAGCTCAGTCGTGGCAACATTTTTGTCCGCAACTTTTTCTCTCGCAGCCATCTCAAAATCAACTCCTTTCTGCGTGTACAAAGTGGATAAAATCAGTAAAAGTCGTATTACAAACCGTAGCGAAATCCCCAAAAATCACCCCACTAACTAAGCGCCTTTTGGGCTCGTCGGCCCCGCTCAGGTCGGGGTCGGGGTTTCACAGTACCTTTTGCCCGGCCAGACTGCCGCTTGATGGTCCAGCCATCCAGAAATGAGCGAGAATCGCGCGAAAAACACGCGGCAAAACGCACGCTCGCTTACACAGATCACACGCCGTGCGATTTTCGTGCGAACAACTTACACGCAACTCACACGCTGCGGATGACCCGCGCCTTGGAGTAAACTGGGTGATCTTTCGTCATGAGCTCCAAGAACTCATCCCGGGTAAAGCCAGACAGGCGGAACACCTCTTCGGGCTTCATGCCCAGCTGCTTGCCGATCTCTTCCACAGTCTTACCCTCGTCCATCAGCTTCTTTACGATGGCTTTCATGGGCTCCAGCAGGTGCATACCACGCGCACGGTTGTGAGTGATAGTGCCGTACACATCCGCGCTCTCGTCTCCGTGATGGTCCACAATAACGCAGGGTACTTTGCCGCCCAGCTTTGTGCGCAGGGGTTCGCGGCCCGATACTGTCCAGCGGTGGAATCCGTCTATGATGGTGTAGTCAGGCCGCACCACAATAGGCAGCGTCCAGCCGTTGGTGAGGATGGATTGTACCAGCAGTTTGAGGTTTTCCTCGCTTACTTTGTTGGGGTTGTAGTCGTTGGCATGGAGTTTGTCGCGGTCCACCCATTGCAGGGATGCCAACGGTGCGAATAAATCAATGCTGTTGTTTTCCACGTTGGGCCTCCTTGATCATCATATTGTGGTCGTTGTAGATTTCCGTCCAAAGGATTCGCAGCACACGCATTTTAGGGTCGCCGTAAAGCAGGCCCTCGTACATGGTCTTGTAGTGCTTGTCCATGGCGATGCCGTATGTTTTGATAAACATTCCGCGCCACATATCAAGGTGGGCTTTTGTGTCCTTGGCGATGGTGTATTTCTCCGGGTGCAGGAACAGGATGTCTTTGCACAGGGCTTTGTAGTCCTTTTTCTCTGTGCCGGCTTCAAGGTCACGGCGCTTCTTAGTAGAGCGGCGGAACATTTCGCTATCCCAGTACAGCAGTACAAGGTAGGCGTTCGGCTCGCGTTTCTGGATTCTATCCCACAGGTCGGCATCTGTTTCAGCTACCCAGCGCAAACCCTGTGTGCTGCAATCTCCGAAGAAGGCGCACAGGCGCAGGGCGTTCTTTCTGACGCCGGCCTCGTATAGCCGCATATAGATTTCAGGAAATTCAAGATCCCGCTGCTTGATGTAAAGCCAAACATCGGAATCACGCCAATCGTAGATAGGGTAAAATTTCCCGCCGCGCACAATGTGCTCCATTTTGGCGTTGGCAATGCACTTTAGGCGGGTCAGGCTTTCTGCTGTGCGCAGGCCGACAAGCTGGATGCCGTCAGCAAACGCTTTTCCGCAGAATGTCTGATAGTTCATTTCTCCGGGGTAGTGCAGGTAGGGACTGTACATGATGGCAAAGTCTGGCGGCTTGCGCATCCAGACATCTTCCTTGCCCGGCTCCCATGTTATCCATGATTCCGAGCTCGAAAGATGGTCGATGACCGACACCTGCTTGAACGGCAGACAAAACCACAGGAATTTTGCGCCGGCAGACAGGAAGTTGCGCCGCCAGCGGTGTGCCGCTTCGACCATGGAGGGGTACAAGCCCTCCTCGTCAATAAATGTCACCGTCAGCTTTGTACCGTCAATCTCGCCGGCGCGGATCAGGTCATAGACGATGCTTGCCATGCACAGACTGTCTTTGCCGGAGGAAAAGCTAAGATAGATTTTGCAGTCGTTCTTGAACACATTCCGCACGCGGGTTATGGCCGCGTCCAGCACATTCATGCTGCCCTCAACCACTTTTATAGGCATATCCGCTCACCACACTTCGGGCAGATGATATATCTGCGCCCGTCATCGCCGCTCTGGGGCGGCTGTGCGGGGCTGTCCTGCGGGGGATATGTCGATACCCCTATATCGGCGGTGACGGCAGCGGGCGGCTGCGCGGCGGGCTGAGCAGGTGCAGGCGGCGTTTCGTCCGCGGGCGGTGCCACGGGATAGCTGGGTGCGTCCGCATACGGAATGTGTTCCTCCACCGGGCGGCGATTCATGTTCGCCACTTCGGTGTCGGGGAATGAGCCGTAATCGTTCACGATCTCGTCAGCCTCTTCGATGGTGGAATCCAGCATCTTCAAGAGGTCTGCATCCCAACCGGGCACATCCGTGTCGCCGTCCAGTTCCTTCACCAGCTGCTCGATGGCATCAGTGTCGGTAAATCCAAGTTCATAGACCTTGTTGTCGGCCATCATCAGCTTTTTCTTCTGCACATCGGTCAGCCCGGTCACAACATAGCAGTCACAGGTTTCGCGGCCCATGCGGGTCAGGGCTTCAAATAGGCCGTTGCCCGCGATGATCTCTCCGTGCTCGTCCACGACCAGCGGTTTAATTTGCCCGAACATTTCAATGCTGCGGATATACTCGGTAATCTGCTTGTCGGAGTGGCGGCGGATGTTGTGCGCGGGCTTGCGCAGGTCGGCCAGCTTCTTTACTGTGATTTTCATTGCGCAGCCTCCTTTTTGTCGGAGGTGAGATTCACCGCGATTGAAATCACGATAGCGACCAGCACCACATAGATACGGATGGTGCTCATAAGCTGCCAGATCCCCATAACGCCCAGCGGAATAAGAATCTGCCATGATGCAACCGTAAAGACATCCAGCGCGAAACCGATTTTTTTACCAAATACCAGATATTCGCAATACAGATAGGTGGACAAAGAGGAAATCGCAATGACAGTGATCAAGATGGCTTTCATCACGTTCAGTACGGGGCTGAACTGAACCCATGTCAGCAGCGCTGCCAGCACCATGTAGATGCCGAACATCAGCCCTGCCCAGACAAAGGACATTTTGATGTTGCTGCGGCGTGTGCCGTCTGCGTTGCTGTCGTTGTATTCGTACAGCGAGTAGTAATACGGGCAGGCAAACGGGCCGGGCAGCAGGAGCAGACCGTTGTAAACGCCCGCTTTGATACCGGCAGCGTTTGTGCCCATATCAATGCTGGCAAACGCGCCGCGTGTGTAAATCAGCGCGGCAACGACCACAACGCCCAGCAGCCCATACACGACCACCCACGAGAACCCATCGGAAAGCACATTGCGGATCATGCCGTCTTTCAGCAGCATGATAAGAAAAACGGCGCAGGTTATATACACGATAACCATACCGCCGCTTGTGCCTATTGGTGTGTCTCCGAAGATCTCATAGATGCCCGACATCTGCGTCCATGTCTGGAACAGCGTCAGCAGACCGATGAAGTAGAACATGACCTTGCTCTGCATGATGCGTCTGATGGACGGAACGCGGTCAACAAACAGGCCGAACAGGATACAGGCCAGCGAGTTGAACACAGCCCAGATGATAGCCGGTACTGCGCCGTAGTTCAGTGCAATGGTGCGAAAGTTCATCAAAGAGCCGACACCCGCCCACGATGCCACGATGGAGCAGGCATAGAACAGGGTCGGTCTTTCCCGGAATTTATTTCTGATTTTCTGATACATGAGGTATTTCTCCTTTGCTTATCTCCGAAGCATGGCGAACTGCCTCGGATGATGTTCCCGCTATTCGTGTCGGGGACATCACCAACACCCGGCGTAAAGGAGAAACGCCGGACGGTCTGCAAACATCGACCTCCTTGCATAAAAATTGGCGGCCACCGTTTGACGGGTGGTCGCCTTGGTTCTTGATTGAATTTTACGAGTATAACAATATCATCCTTTAAGCGCCATAGCAAGTAACAGTACACTAAGTAGCGACACAAGAATCCGGTGCGGATTCAAGATAGCGGTAGCATATCATCTTCACGCCGTTCTCGGTATTCCGCCCGCCGATGACCTGTGCAACTTCGGCCCATGTCAGGCAGCCGATGAACCTCATGCGGAATATCTGCCGCGTCTGGTCGTTTTCAATGGTCGATATCCACGCCGAGATTTTTCCTTCCTGCTGGGCAATCTGCTCTTTCAGATAGGAAATGCGCTCCTCCATGTCCACAATAGCGATGGCAAGTGCGCCGACCTTATCGCTCACGCCGGGGGCGCGGGGCATACCATCCAGCGGGTGGGCCGATGGGATAGCAGCCATGCGCAGGTTGTACAGTATATCCTCGTCCTTTTCCAGCTGTGCCCGCAGCTGGTAGTGTTCGCTCAATTCCTGCAAAGTCATGGTTTCCTCCCAAATCACGATGACGGTTTTGTTTTGGTAAAGCTAAGCTGTTCCGGCTGCCTCGCTGGCGGCTTTTTGACCTCACGCACCTTGTAGGCCCGGACACCGCCGAACCGCTCCAGCAGGTTGCAGATGGCCTCCTTGGTACCCAGCGCGTCTTGGTCGCCGCCGTCCACCAGCACGGTCACGACAAGCATTGCGCACCCTCGGCAGCTTCTTGCAGTTCACTGACCGACTGACAGATAGCGGTCATGCACTTCGGGCAGACATCCACGGTTTCGCGGCCCTCGTACAAGGCATTATTCCTGTCCATAATGACGGCCGGCAGGATCTGCGGATGCTGCACCGCGCAGCCGCAAATATCACATTTATAGAATACCATCTATTTCACCTCCTGTACCAGTGCAAAGCGCATTTTCTGCTTTGCATTCGGATATTTTTTGGTGTCCACCGGGGAAAGGAACATTGCCAGAGGTCGAGCCCACACCTTGGTTGTGTCTTCTGGCTTGCAATAAATGACCAGCAGTTCTGCGGTCTCACTGTGTACCGCCACAAACAGGACCCGGTAGAAGTCACCCTTGAAGTGCCGGTACAGCTGACCAATCATTTTGCGGTTATACTCTGCCGCGCGTTTCTGCGCAGCAATTCGTTTATCTTCCATCAGTTTCACTCGCTTTCCAATTATGAATATCTTCGACGCTTAGAATTCTGATAATGATATACTCTTTGTCCGGGTCGGCACCCCATTCCGGCACGCCGTATTTTCCGAATTGAATCGTCACCATGAGACACGCCGTAGGGCTGTCCTGCCGATAGCCCGCGCGGATTTGGATAGGGAATATTTTCAGATGAAACGGGTCCGGTATTTCATTTTCGGGTGCCCTGCCGCGAGCGCGGAAAAGCCTTTCTTTCCAGTAGTCCGTAGGCTCACGGTATTCCTCGCGCTTTTCGCCCCGGCAGATCATGTCGAACCACTTTCTTTTGATGGGGAGTGTCAGCATCACATTCACCTCACTGGCTGAAGCCTTTGTATTTTTTCGTGCGGTTTTTGACTTCGTTCGTCCGGGAATCGGGCATCGGGTCAAGGTAGCGATGCTTTTTGGCCCGTTCCTTGATGATTTTGAGCGTCAGCTGATAGGCTTTCCAGCGGCGGCAGCTGCGCCGGCAGCCGATGCATCGCTCCGGGCAGTCTCGGCAGGGCGCATTCATTTTGGGATGATGATGGCCGTGGTGGTGGCGATCTCGCCAGCCTCACCCAGCACCAGCAGAGCGCAGCGGCGGCAGCCCTGCATATACCACGCGCAGCTATCGCCATAGCAGATAGCTGCCCTCAGCGGGCAGATTTTCGTATTTTCATTCTCGTTCATATATCATCGCTCCTCCAACTGCCGATTCTCGGCAGATTTTTTTCTTCTTTGCCGTCCAGTATCGTGAAATTCACCAACCGACACCGCACACCTTGGTTGCTGGGCGAAGCATAGGCATTCAGATACAGAACCAAGTCGCAGGGGCTATTCATCATCCGCTCTGCCTGACGGCGATTATAGCGGCAGTTGTTCTCAGTGCTGCGGATTGCCAGTTGAATTTTTCCGTTCGGCAAAGTTTGGATGGGTATGTACGCCGACCTGTGCGGGTCAAAGTACCGCATCCGCTGCATCTGCTCGTACTCTTTCTGAATCATCTTCTCGAACTGCGGGGCAACTTTCGCACCAATCAGAACGCGGGTCTTATTGACAATGTGGTTATTCATCGGGAGAGCGGCGGCAAATAGGACGCGGGTGTTTTTCAGCGTGACTTGTTGCATTTGTAATCCCTCACCATCTGGATAACATTATCGGCGGTCTGCCAGCCTTTCACCTCGCCGTTCTCGAGTTTTCCGTCCACGATAACGCCCATGACCTCCAGCAATCCGCACTGGCCGCCGTAGTGAAACGGGCTGCAAACAGCATCCCACACCTTGCGACCTTTTTCGTAGACGGTAATCTGGCGGCCTGTGGTAAAGCATATCTGGCGATCTTCAAACTGAATGCCCATCTCGGTCAGTTTGGTGGCCAACTTGTCCATTTCGGTAGCCAGTGCCGGGGCATCTTTCGGCTGGCTCATTCCCGGAATATTGCAAAACATCTGTCATTCCTCCTATTCACCGTGGCGGTGTTCCATTCCAATAGGGCTGTCATCCTCGATGTGCTTTTCGCGCTCGATTTTCTCACCCTCACGGAATCCCATCTGATAGCCTAGCCCCACGCACAGCACACAGGCAGCCGTCTGGATCAGCGCGGTCACTACAATCGGTAAAATCATTTCTGCGCCTCCTAAAAAAGTACGGATTGCGGCTGAATGATTAAAACTGGTTGTAATTTGGTTCTAAGTTTATTCCAAGTTTGACGCAAGTTTTTCAAAAAGCTATCGTATAACCGTTCAAAAAACCATTACGGTCAGTTCCAAATTTCAGCGAGTTTTACACATGTTGTACGCAAATTCAGCGCAATCCGCTTAAATTTCAGCGTAAATTAAGCGTTTCAGCAAAAATCACTTCGGATTCCGCGTTTTGCGCAGCCCTGCGGCGCCAGGGCAACTTGCCCAGTGCGGAATACGCCCCAGCTTGCCGCCGTCTGCAGCAGGCGCTAAGACGCGCCCACGCACCGTCTGGCCGTCCTTGGTGATAATGGTGTCCGGGCCGTCCGCGTCTGGCTCGTAGGCCCGCACCATCGCGTCACAGGGCATCTTTTTCCCAGCCACGGTGGTAATAAACACAATCGGCTTTCCGCAAGCCTTGCAGTTAAAAACCATCATTTCAGTTCCTCCATCATCGCCCCGCAGTTGGGGCAAAACTTCGACAGGATGTTTTCGCCGTTGCTATCGCGCTGCGGTTTGCAAAAGCAGCTGAAGCATTGCATCTTAGCATGTTTTGCGGATTCAGCATCCCATCCATCTGTTTCATTTTCGTCCACGGGAACCCAAAACGACTTTGGCCATAGGTCTTTAACTGGATCGATGGTCGGCAGTCCTTTTACTTTCTCCCAAAAATCAAACTTTGCTCTTTCATAGGCAAAGTATTGATCTCTTTCGCTTGTGTTTTGGGAGTAGGGGTTCGGAAATGCAGTACGGTTGATTTTTTCGCCATCTACCAGTCTCATTTCACATCACCTCGCAAAAGGTCAGCCGCCCTGTTGATGACGGCGCATCCGTGGACAGAACAGTCATGCTCCATCCCACAGCCGAGGCAAGCCTCCGGGCGGCGCTCCACGGCCAGAATATCCAGTTGCCGAACCAGTTCTTTGCTGGGCCGTTCCAGCGGCTTGCAGCGGCTGTTGAGGTTATCGAAACCAAGGTCATTGATTTTCATTTCAGCGTCTCCTATCTGCGGCCACGCCGCTTGTCGATTTCATCCGCCAGTCGGTGCAGAAGGGCCACGGCCAGTG